AATTCAAGCTTCAAAACAATATTAGAATTATCATCATGAATTTCAAGATAACTATATTTTTCTATTTGTTCACTAAGATTATTTTCAGGATTTCTCATCTCAAGCATTTTTTTGGCTATTTCTTTCCATACAAGAAGCTCTTCGTCAATTATAAGATTAATACTTAGGTCATTAAATGTTAAAGTATCCCCTTGAAGGTTTCCCAGAACTGAACGACCACTTACCTGAACATGACTAAATGACATACCCGGCAAAGGACATTCTTGTATTGCATAAGAAGTTTCTTCCTCTGTAAAAAGATTTGTTTGAAAGAAAAAATTGCTATTATGAGTAAAATTACGAGTTGACATATTGTCTCCTTTTTTATATTATTTATAATAACAATAAAATTAAGTTGCATTTTAGTATAATAGAACATAAGTAAAGAAATATTAACAAAGGACGATACCAATGGCAAAAAAGCCCAAAAAAGTTTCAATTAGGGAGTTTATTTCAGAAAATGAATTAAAATATCAGTTATATCTAATGAAATATGCTAATCAATTAAAAAACATAGAAGAAATGACACCCGAAGAGATTACAGAAAAATGGAATTATGATATACAGAAGAAAATCAATAGGTTTTTAGGTGATGCAGAAAAACCTCAATGGAAAGATGACATGGCCCAAGAGGTTATTAAGAAAAATATTGATTTTCTTAAATCTCTGCCAGCGCCCACGGATAAAGAGTTAATTATAGAAACATTTGAGAACATTAAACAAGAGTATCTTGAATTTTTAAAAGAAAGAATCAAAGAGAATACTACAGGCACACTAAAGCAAGATAAAGAGTTATTAGCCTATAATGAGGATTTGGTTTTAACATCGAAACCATCGAAAGAAAGATTCGGAATTATTTTATTACTTATGATTAAAAATCTTAGAACAATGCCATCATTTAGTGGGTATAGTGAAAATTGGGCCACTGATTTTTTTAGCAATGCTGTTGAGAAAACACTTTTGTATCTTGATAATTTTGATGAGAGATTGCTTTCAAAGAGAACAGGAGAAAGGTCAAAGGCTTTTGCTTATGTAACACAGATTTGTTTTAATGCTTTTGTTAATGTTATTAATATTAGAAAAAAAGAAAGTGAGTTCCTTAAAGATACAATATCTTATGAAACCCATAATTTTGATGGTGTTCAGGACTTATTGACTAAGGTTAGAGAGCCAGAAGAAGAATTTACAGTTGAATTAAGTTCTATATATAAAGTTATTATCAAGAAAAAAGATAGTATTGAAGATATTAACAAAAAAATTCAGGAAGGAATTTCTCAAATTGAATACATCAATGGAGTTCTGAGTAATAATAAAGCACTAAAGGATGAAATAAATTATCTAAATAAAAACACCCCTGAAGAAGAAAAAACAGAGGATTTTTATAATTATATCCATGACCTAGAATTACAATATAGTTCTATAGCTGACAATGTTACAAAAAGTACACTTTTTGTTAAAGTTCCTGCAGGAACAAAAATAGAAAAAATTTCTTATGATGCACCTTCAGGAATTGATATTATCATAACAGAAAAAGAAGTCAAGGAAGTATTTTTGAAGAAACAAAAAAATAAAATAACAAAATCCCTTAATGGCTACGATGCTGAAACAGGTTTAACCAAGAAACAACAAGATGATTTAGCAAGAACTGAGGAAGAAGATTTACAAGAACAATTATTCAATGAAGAGTGGTAAAACATGAGAATATTAGACAGTAACATCATAATCATTGGGGACATTCATTTTGGTCTCAAGCGATTCTCTGTCAATGTTCTAAGGGATCAGATTAAGGTTTTTACAAATCAAATAATCCCTTATATGAAAGAGAATAACATAAAACAAATTTTTCAGTTAGGTGATATTTTCGACAACAGAACAACAGCAGATATAATTTGGTTTGAGACACTCAAAAAAGAATTTTTTGATGTCCTTAAAAATGAAAATATAGAATTATTTACACTCAAAGGCAATCATGATATAGCATTGAGGGAGAGTTTGGACATTGCACTCGTGGATACGATTTCAGATATCTATGACAATGTACATGTATTCAGCGAGAGAGAATATATAAAAATTGGCGAAATGAATGTATATGTTATTCCTTGGATGACAAAGGGCAAAAGATTAGAAAAAGCAGAACTTCAGGACCAGGATTATGTCTTAGGCCATTTTGAGGTTAGAAATTTTGCTATGGTACCGGGAGTTATGGATGTATCATCAGAATTAACAGAAGCGTTTTTCCAAGAAAATGAAAGGCTTAAGGGTGTGTTCAGTGGACATTATCATCTTAGGAATATTAAGGGTTTTCTAAAATATTTAGGAAGTCTACATCAATTGAATTGGTCAGATTATAATGATATGAAAGGATTTTATCATTTTGACGGGTTTTCGTTAGATTACATTCCGAATGAGTCATCCAAAAAATTCATCAAGGTTAAATATGACGATACCAATGCTAAAGATAATAAAAGCATTGAAGTTAAAGGACTAAAACCTCATTCATTATATCTGAGCAGTGAGGAATTTGAAGATTTACTACCTACACTCAAAAATCACGAGATTAAGACTTTTATTAATCACCATACAGATGATGCTTATGAAGAGGTTCTATACAAAATGAAAAAAGCAGACCTTAAAACATCAATTGTAAATAACCAAGAATTGAGCGAGATTATAGGCACAGATTACATCCTTGACAATGAGGCTATTGACCAAAAAGACACAAAATCTTTGATTATAGATACCGTGAAAGAAAATAGAGAGGATTTACTTCCTTTACTAAATGAATTGCTAGTAGAAGTGCAAACAGATAACATAGAAGGATAATATATGAACGACAAAAAATATAAAGATTATATACAAGAAATGGCTCATGAGACAGGTATAAGCTCATCAAAGAGCAGAAAAAGCGATTGGGATAAATTTTATAAGGAAAAAATAAATATAGACAAAAGCATAATTTTGATTAGGGATAGATTAGGTTCAAATAAGTTTAGTATATATAAAGTTATAAATGTATATTTTCTTGTAGATGATAAATTTAATTATCAGGGTCATATAGAACTATCATGCGCGAAACAAAATATTTGTTCGGTAACCGATTCAAATTCACTATTGAAAGGTGGATTTTATTCTTTGATGTTTAGTGTACTATTGAGCATAAAGGGCATTAATGAAATATTATCAGATATAACTCTTAGTACTCAAACAATAAAATCCTATATAAAAATAAGCAAAGGATTTAGTGCCCAAATTTTTGATGTAAGAATTAAGATTGGTGAAGATGAATATCTTCAAGCAAACAAAGACAATATCAAAATACCAGGAGCTGTGTTTAGTGTTCGGGATAGGAACAAGAATTCCAAAAATTCAATTTCAGAAACGTTTAATGAATTTGATAAACGATTCAAGGAGAAAACCTCATGGTATAATTGGTATCAAAATGGCGACAAGGACTTGGATATGGTTTTATTCATGGAAAAAGTATTTAAAGGATAATATATGAACATAACATTTACATCGGTGAAATGGAAGAATTTTTTGAGTTACGGAAATTCATTCACAGAGTACAAATTTAAGAAAGGCATGGATATCGTGACGGGCAAAAATGGTACAGGAAAATCTTCGCAGTCAGACGCCTTGTTCTATGGCCTTTTTGGCAAGCCTTTTAGGAAAATCAAAAATGGCTCTCTCATCAATGATGTGACAAACAAAGGTCTTATGGTTGAGGTTTATTTCAGTGTTGGAGATTCGGCAAATTCTGAGGTCCATTACAAAATTGAACGAGGACAGAAAAAAAATATTTTTATTATCTATAAAAAAATTGACGACGATTATGTGGAAATCCCCGAAAAAGCCACAACCAGAGAGTACCAGATTTTCCTTGAGGAAGAAATCCTGAAAATGAACGACACTGTTTTTAGGCAGTTAATCTCGATCAGTGCAAACCTTGACGGTTCAAAAAGTTTCATGGATTTAACACCGAAGGAAAAGGAATCGCTGTTTCAGGTTATCACTGACACAAGCATTTTCCTGAATCTTACGGAAAAAATTAAAAACAGGATGAATGATGTCAAACTCAAGCAAAAGGACATAGATTACGAACTCAAGATTATCGAAGCAAGCATTGAGTCAGAAAAAATCATGATAGAGCAAGCAAAAAAGCAAAATGAAAATTTTCTAAAGCATCATGAGGATAACATTAAGCATACCGAGGAGAGCATTCAGGATACCGAGGCCAATGTACAAAAATACAAGGAAGGCATCAAAAAACTCAAGGAACTCAAGGAATCTTATGACATCTTGAACATGGAACTCACAGAGCACAAACAAACATTAACAGACCTTAACATGGAGGCTCAGGAAATTTCAGAGGATAAACTTCAAGAAATGCTTAGGGTGTATGAAGACAATATCAAAAAATTAGATGATTGGTATTATGGCCTTGAAAGCACAGAATATAAAGATTTTAATGAGCAAAAAATGAAGGCTTACGAAAAGATTGCAGACAATAAGCAAAAAATAAGCGAATTAAACACCAAAATTACTCACATTCAGGCAGCAAAAAAGGGCTCGATAAAATGCAAAAAATGTGATACCATAAATTATCTCGTGGATATAACGGAGGATGAGATTGTCTCATTGACAGAATATCAGGATTTAACGAAGGTTCTCATCGATGAGAATGCAAAATTGAAGGCCGATATGGATATCCTGGATTCTATGCTCATGAACATGAAAGAACACAATAAAACAGAATATAACACGAGGAAACAGGCCTTAATGGATGCAAGGAATGACGAACAAAAAATTCTGAAGGACAAACATTACGAACACAAGCGTAAGGAACGTGATGATATTCAGGATAAAATTAACAGTATTGAGAATACGCTTGAGATTTACAAGGAAAAATTGCTAAAATCTAAGCACATTAAAAATACTCTCAGGGAGAACGAAGACCTCGTAGAATATTACATTCAAAAACTCAAAGAATTGAAGGCAGTGGAACTCGTGGAAATTGACGAGGATTCATTGAAGGCTAAAATTGAGCATCGGGATTTGACGAAGGCAAATTTACTAACGGAAAATAAAGCACTCCAGGATCTAAATTACCTCATGAACATGCTCAGTGACAAGGGAGAGAACAATCTCAAAGGACAAGTTATTGCAAGGACAGTGCCATTCCTGAACAAAGGCATAAATTATTTCCTGGAAGCATTCTCATTGAATGAATTCAATTTTGTAATTGATAAAAATTTTAAGGAAAAAATTATTTCCAGGGAGAATCACTCAGAATACAATTCATTGAGCAATGGGCAAAAAATGAGAATTTCATTCAGTATTTTATTTAGCTTTTTGAGGCTTATTGAAGAAAAAAACGGCATCACAACAAACCTTTTATTCCTCGATGAAATTTTGGATGGTTCATTGGATACAAATGGTCGCGAGGAATTACTGTATATATTAAAAAACGAATTCAGCAAAAAGAAAAATGTCATTATAATTTCTCATAATGAACAAATCAAGGAAAAGGTAGAAGTTTTCGACAGAAGTGTTCAGGTTAAACGAGACAAATTTAGTGCGCTCAGTGTTCAAGATATTAAGTAATTAAGTAATTAAGTAATT